CTACAGCGTACATGGCAGGTAAACCAATGGGTAATAAAACAGCAATGTCAAAGGATATGAGATAATGGCGTTTAGACTTTCACAAAGATCACTGGATAAACTAGACGGAGTCCACCCAGAGATGGTGGCCACAGTACAAAAAGCTATTGAGCTAACTGATGTGGACTTTGGGGTAACGTATGGTGTACGTACTTTAGAAGCTCAAAAGGAATTAGTAGCTACTGGACGTTCTCAGACCATGAAATCTAAGCATTTGATTCAAGGTGATGGATATTCTCATGCTGTAGACCTTGTAGCCTACTTTGGTTCTAACGTTTCCTGGGAATTAAATGTCTACGATAATATTTGTGATGCTATGGCTGAAGCGGCTAGGCAGATTGGGTGTGCAATCAAGTGGGGAGCTGCCTGGTCAGAGGGAGATATCAGAACTTACCCAGGAACAGCAGAAGATGCTATGAATGCATACATTGATCTGAGACGTTCTCAGGGACGTAGACCCTTTATTGACGCACCACACTTTGAATTGATGAGCTAATGCGTTGGTTAGCACTGGTTCTACTACTTTCTGGATGTGGATTAACCTCCTTGCTTCCATTTGGTGGATCTGGTGGACCTACAGTTAATAGTAATGCACAGATAGGTGCAGAGAATAGACAAGCTGCAGTGTCCGTAGAACAAACTACTTCGGCAGGAAGAGATATAATTCAGACTACAAAAGAGGTAGAGACTGGTACAGTGGAAAACCTAGATATCACTAATACAAACATCCCACCGTGGGTAATACTACTACTAATCTTGGGTTGGCTACTACCAACTCCGACAGAGATAGGTAGATCTATTACGGACTTTATCCTTAGATTATTTGGACGTAAAGATAATCCTAAATACAACAGATTTAAATAAGGAGTAGGGGTAAATAGCAAACGTCCTGTGTTCCCCCTAATTATTCTATGGCTATACCTGAGCGAGTAAAAAACAAAATGAAAGAGTTGGGACTTAAAGGCGTCAACAAACCTAAGCGTACACCTGACCACCCAACTAAGTCCCACGTTGTTATGGCATCGGAAGGTGGTAAGTACAAGTTAATTCGTTTTGGTGAGCAGGGTGCTAAGACTGCAGGTAAACCTAAGTCTGGTGAGTCTGATAGAATGAAAAAGAAACGTGCATCTTTCAAAGCTCGTCACTCAAAAAATATTGCTAAGGGTAAAATGTCTGCAGCGTATTGGGCAGATAAGGTGAAGTGGTAATGTGGATAGGAATCTTACTAGTATGTTTTGATCCTATGGCCTTGTCTTGTAAGGTTATAGCAAAACCAGAACCCTTTTATAGCGAGGAAGCTTGCTTAAAAGAAGCAGAGCAAATTACCAACACAATAAGACAAGGTGGTGCTTATGCTACACCACACTGCCATAAGGTTGAGGGAGATAGTGCGTAATGCCTGTACAAAAAGTAAAAGGTGGTTATCGCTGGGGCAAAACTGGTAAAGTCTACAAAACTAAAGCTGCTGCTGAAAGACAAGGCAGAGCTATCAGAGCTTCTGGCTATTCTAAAGGCGGAGACACTATCAATGCTGCTGGTAACTACACAAAACCAGGGATGCGCCGTAAGCTTGTACAACAAGTCAAGGCGGGTTCAAAAGGTGGCAAGCCTGGACAATGGTCTGCGAGAAAAGCCCAGATGGTGGCAAAGCAGTACAAAGCAAAAGGTGGGGGCTACAAATCATGAAGGCTCCCCAAAAGTCATTAAAGAAATGGACAAAGCAGAAGTGGCGCACAAAGAGTGGCAAGCCTAGTGCTAAGACTGGAGAACGGTACTTACCCGAGGCTGCAATCAAATCTTTGTCGTCTGCAGAGTATGCAGCTACCACTAAAGCAAAACGTGAAGGTACAAAGGCTGGCAAACAGTTTGTAAAACAGCCGAAGAGTATAGCAAATAAAACAGCTAAATTTAGAGCAGCAGAGGGTGGCATGGCTAAAGGTAAAACTAAATGTCCTAAGTGTAAGGGCGCAGGGTGTTCTCACTGTGGTGGTAAAGGTTATCATACAGGAATGAATAAGGGTGGAGATATGGGTAAAAAACCTATGAATAAAGGAATGGCAGCTTTGAAAAAAGCAGCACCAGCAGTGGCCAAAAAGATGGGTTATATGCATGGTGGTATGAGTAAGAAAAAAGGTTATGCAGAGGGTGGCTTAACTAAGTCTACTGGCAAAATGAATACTGGCATTAGAGGGTGTGGAGATAAATAATGGCTAAAGAATATAAAACAATTGCAGCTGCACAAAAAGCAGGGTCAATGTATTTTACTGGTAAAGATGGTAAGAAAAAACTTGCTGTCACCAAAGAACAACTAGACGCTTGGAAAAAGCGTAACAAAGGTAAGTTCACAGGTTCAGCACTTACTGCTTGGGCTAATGCTAAAGGTAAAGATATCGGTGGCAATAAGCGTGATTCTTCTCCACGTCCTAAGCTACGTCCAGGTTCTGATTCTGCAGGTCCAGGAATGGGTGCAATGACTAAGTCTGAAAAGGCTGAAGTTGATGCAGCTAACAAAAGAAATCAAGAAGCTAGAGAGGGAATGGCTGGTACAAAGAAACGTACATCTGCAGGTCAAAAGTTTAATTCTTGGTACGATAAGAACGGTGACAAATATGGTACCATGAAAGAAGCTATGGAAGCTTACCAAAAAACTCTTAAGTCTGGTAACTCCAAAGGTGGTATGGCTAAGAAAAAGTCAGGCTATTCTAAAGGTGGTATGGTAGATATGAGAAAGACAGGGTTGTTTAGATGAGATTAGAAGGCGATAAGGTAATTGGCCCTCGTGGTGATGTCCTAGCTGAAAAAGTCTATGGAGAATGGCAGACTAAAGACCCTGCCGTTCTTGACTTCATTGCTAGTCAGGACAAACCAAAAAAGAAACCAGCTAAGAAAAAAGCTAAAGTGGAAGAAGAGTTAGTAATGGAACGTGCTCGTGATGAGAATGGGCACTTTATTGCTGATGACCCTGACACTGAAGTAAATGAAGCTTGGGTAGTTAAGACAATCAAAAAAGCTGTTAAAGGTAAGAAGTAATGTCTTTTATGAATCAGGGCAAACCAGCACGGATTAAATCTGTGTATGGTCATAACACAGGTACAACATATGAAACTGTATATACATGCCCTGCTAATGCTGTAGCAGAGGTTACCTTTATTCATGTTGTGAATGGGGGTAGCTCTACTAATACAGTTGAAGTAGAGTGGTACGTGTCTGCTGATAACTACACGTCACACTTCTTAAAAGGTAAGTCTATCAATGCTAGTGACTACGTAAGTTTTAGTAATATAGACCTAGTCTTACAACCAGGTGATGAGATTAGGGTTACTCCTACAAGTGCTGGTCATATTGATTCTATCTTGACTGTAACAGAAACCTTTGTTCCTGTGGGATAACGGGGTTGCAATATTGTCAATAGTATAGTATAACTATGTGTGTATAACTAGTCTCCGTAAGCTGCAATGCAGCAATCTATGGAGACAACAATGAGAAAATTTTTTGAAAGACTAATCGAAGCACGTCAACGTCAGGCTAACCAACGTATTGCAGAGATGCACCTGTGGAAAATGTCAGACCGTGAACTGAATGATATTGGTATTGGACGTGGTGATATCAAAAGAGTAGTACACGAAGGTGTGAAGTGAGTTCTTTGGGAGGAGACTCGTGGACCCAGTTACGATAATTAGTGGGGCCACAGTCGCCTTCAACGCACTTAAAAAAGGTTTTGCTATTGGCAAAGACCTACAGGACATGTCAAGCCAGCTAACCAAATGGGCTGGCCACATGTCTGACTTAGGTCAAGCTGAGAAGCAAGTAAAGAACCCTCCTTGGTGGAAATCGTTGGGTGGTTCTGTAGAAGCCGAAGCTATGGAAGTATTTGCAGCTAAACGTAAAGCTGAACAAATGCGAAAAGAACTTAAGGACTACATTAGCTTTACTATGGGTCCATCTGCTTGGGATGAGCTTGTAGCTACAGAAGCTAAGATAAGAAAACAAAAGAAAGAGCAAGAATACCGTAAAGCTGAAATGCAAGAAGCTATAATAACTTGGACAGTTACAAGTTTACTTTTAGCAATAGGTTTTGGTACTCTGGGCTTTATAATGTATATGGTGGCATAATGGCTAGAAACTTAACAGAAAAACAACAGAAGTTCCTTGATGTACTATTCGAGGAAGCTGGGGGCAACTTAGTTACAGCTAAAAAGCTGGCTGGATATGCTGATGCTGTTACCTCTAGACAAGTAGCAGAACCACTTTCAGAAGAGATTGCAGCACTGACAAAGAAGTTTATCGCTTCGTCTGCTACAAAAGCTGCATACTCTATGTTTGAAGTTATGAACAATCCGACAGATCTAGGAAATAAAGAAAAGATGGCAGCTGCAAAAGATGTCCTAGATCGTAGTGGCTTTACTAAGACAGAGAAGGTAGAAGTCTCTGCTGCAAGCCCACTGTTTATTCTGCCACAAAAAGATAATGAGAACGAATAAAACTTGGACGTTACCTAAGCCAGACTTTATAGATGGTGAGTATGTCTGGAAACCTGTGGTAAGATTAGGTAGCCATGTACCATTTGGCTATAGACAAGACCCAAACGATCGTGATATACTATTACCAGTTCCAGAGGAACTAGAACTGTTTGAACTGGCTAAGAAACATCTTAGACGTTATAGCTACAGAGAAGTAGCTGCTTGGCTCAGTACACAATCTGGAAGATATATCTCCCACGTAGGTTTATACAAGAGAGTAAAACTTGAGCGAAAACGTAAGACAGAAGCTGCAACTCAACGCTACCTCGCCCAACGCTATAAAGAAGCACTCGAAAAAGCGGAAAGGCTCGAAGGTAGACTCCTCGGTCAAAAAGAGTACACCAGCTCAACCGAAGCCTGAAGAACTAGACTTTGAGCAGGTTGCACAAGAAGTTATATTTGAGCCTAATGCTGGTCCACAAACTAGCTTCTTGGCTGCAACTGAACAGGAGGTTCTTTATGGAGGTGCTGCTGGTGGAGGTAAATCATATGCAATGGTTGCCGACCCTGTACGCTACTTGGGGAACCCAAATGCGAGAATGCTTCTTGTCCGCCGTAGCACAGAAGAACTTAGAGAACTTATTTCGGTAAGTAAACAACTTTATCCCAAAGCAATCCCTGGAATTAAATTTATGGAAAGGGATAAGACTTGGGTAGCTCCATCAGGTGCTACATTGTGGATGTCATATCTTGACAGAGATGATGACGTTATGAGATACCAAGGTCAAGCTTTTAACTGGATTGGCTTTGACGAACTTACACAATGGCCTTCACCTTACGCATGGAACTATATGAGGTCACGTCTCCGTACTACTAAGGCATCAGGTTTGCCACTGTATATGAGAGCAACAAGCAACCCTGGTGGCCCAGGGCATCAGTGGGTAAAGAGGACGTTCATCGACCCTCAGACTCCAAACAAAGCGTTCCATGCTACTGATGAAAACGGGGATGTGATCACTTGGCCGAAGGGTCATAGCAGAGAGGGTGAGCCTCTGTTCAAACGTAAGTTTATTCCAGCCACCCTTTTTGATAACCCTTACCTTTCGGACGATGGACTCTATGAAGCCAACCTTTTATCTTTGCCTGAACACCAACGAAGACAGTTGCTTGAGGGTGACTGGGATATTAACGAAGGAGCAGCTTTCCCAGAGTTTAACCGAAACATCCACGTTGTTGACCCATACGACATACCAAGTAACTGGATACGCTTTAGAGCTTGCGACTACGGTTATGGTTCCCACACTGGAGTTCTTTGGTTTACTGTAGTTCCTGGATCAGAGCAGTTGGTAATCTACAGAGAACTGTATGTATCTAAAGTAACTGCTACAGACTTGGCAGATATTATTCTGGAGATAGAAGCAGAGTCAGGAGAAAAGATACGTTATGGAGTTCTTGACTCTTCTTTGTGGCATAATCGTGGTGATACTGGTCCTAGCCTCGCTGAACAGATGATTATGAAAGGCTGCAGATGGAGACCCTCAGATAGGTCTAAAGGTTCTCGTGTAGCTGGTAAGAACGAAATACACAGACGTTTACAAGTAGATGAGTTTACAGAAGAACCTAGGGTTGTGTTTTTTAGTAATTGCACTAACACTATAGCACAAATACCTAGCCTACCTCTTGATAAAAATAACCCAGAGGATGTAGATACCCACGCAGAGGATCACTTGTACGATGCTCTTAGATATGGTATAATGACAAGACCTCGTAGCAATGTGTTTGACTTTGACCCTGCAGCACAAAGAACAGGATTTCAAGCATCAGATCCCACTTTTGGATATTAAGGAAAAGATATGGAAGAAGAATTTGAAGATATGGCAATGGACTTAGATCAGGCTTCTGCTATTGAGGATGTAGCAGAGGATGATTACACAGATCCAGTCACAGGTCAAATCGTCCAGTTTGTAAGAGACAAGTTCAGTAAGGCAGAGACAGCACGTCAACTTGACGAAGAACGTTGGATCAAAGCTTACAGAAACTACAGAGGTATCTATGGGTCTGACGTACAGTTTACTTCTACAGAAAAGTCTCGCATCTTTGTTAAAGTTACTAAGACAAAGACACTAGCTGCCTACGGACAGATTGCAGATGTTCTGTTTGGTGGCAACAAGTTTCCACTCAGCATTGACCCTACTAAACTTCCAGAGGGTGTAGAAGAAACTGTAAACTTCGAAACAAACGAACAACTACGTAAAGCAGTTGGCAATGATGAGATGGCTACCCTACTTCCTGGAGAAACTTATCCAGAGTTTAGAGAACGTTTAGCAGGACTAGCAGGTGTGCTAGAGCCTGTACTTGACGATGTTAAAGCTGGAACTTCTGGAAGTCCTTCTGCAGTACAAATGCACCCTGCAGAAATTGCTGCTAAGAAAATGGAAAAGAAAATCCATGACCAGCTAGAAGAGTCTCATGCTAAAAAACACCTACGTGCAGCTGCATTTGAATGTGCATTGTTTGGTACAGGTGTAATGAAAGGACCGTTTGCGGTAGATAAAGAGTACCCTAACTGGTCAGATGAAGGGGAATACTCCCCAGTCTTTAAAACAATTCCACAAACTACTTCCGTATCTATTTGGAACTTCTATCCAGACCCAGATGCATCTACTATGGAAGAAGCAGAGTTTGTAGTTGAACGCCATAAGATGTCACGTTCACAGGTACGTGCACTTA